AGGTTCAAAGCAAATAGGCCGTGAAGTTTCAGCTGATAACGGGCGCAAGGGTGGCCGTGGTAATAAGTCAGGTGAAGCAAAGCCAAAACCAAAAACCAAAACTAAAAAGACAGCACCTAAAAAATCCGTTCCCGTTCCTGATGATACTGAAGACGATGAGCCAATAACGGCCACTGGTATCAATCAGCAAAACCTAGCTGCACAATTCAACAAAGCAAAACTGGCTGAAAAAACGTATCAGGCAAAGTTAAAAGAAATCGAGTACAAAAAGGCCCGTGGTGAATTGCTCGATATTGATGAAGTTCGTGCTGATGCAAAAGCAACGGCTGAGGATGTGCGCGGTAAATTATTTGCTATTGCGCCAAAGTTGGCGCCACAGGTAGTAGACAAAACCCCGAGAGAAGCACAGCGCATGATTGAGGAAGCGATAAACAAAGCGCTGGCCGCTTTCCATTCTTCGAGGTTTTCAAAAGAGCACTAATGAGAAACAATCACTGGTCACAAGCGTTTTTTAAAACATGCAAGCCACGCCCAGTGCTTGAGTGTTCGCAATGGGCTGATCAATATCGTTACGTTGCACCTGGCACCTCACCTGAACCGGGCGAATGGGAAACAAGCCGCGTTCCCTACCTGAAAGAACCAATGGATTGCTGCAGCGATCAGATAACCGAAGAAATTGTGATGATGTGTTCGTCACAGATTGGTAAATCTGAGCTGCTTATAAACGTAAATGGATATTACGCACACCAAGATCCAGCACCTCAGTTAATGATACAGCCAACGGTTGAAGCAGCCGAGGCATTCAGTAAAGAACGCCTTGATCCTACTTTTAAGCACACTAAAGCGCTTTCTGCTTTGCTGGATGAAGGAAAAGAGGGGCGCGGAGCCGCTAAAAAGTCCGGTAACACTATCAGAATGAAGCATTACCCAGGCGGTTATATCGCTATGGTTGGTGCAAATAGTCCGGCTGGCCTTGCTTCACGTCCTATACGCGTGGTTTTAGCGGATGAAATAGACCGTTACGTTGACACAAAAGAGGGTGATCCTCTTAAACTGGCGATTCAGCGTACTGAAAACTTCCACAATAAGAAGCTGGTTTTTGTTTCTACGCCTACCATTCTAGGCATTTCAAAGATAAATGAGCGCTTTGAACGATCAGATCAGCGCCGTTATCACTTGCCTTGTCCAGCTTGCGGTAGTGAACAACACTTGGAATGGTCACAACTTAAGTTCAAAAAGGACAATGAAGGCAATCTGGTTCCCGGTTCTATTCATTATGAGTGCAAACACTGCAAAGAACCGATTCACGAAAAAGAAAAAATGGACTTGCTGCAGAAAGGCCGATGGATTGCCAGCCAGCCATTTAGACGAGTAGCAGGTTTTCACATTAACGCGCTTTACTCACCGTGGACGAAGTGGGAAAAGCTTGTTGAACAATGGATTGAAATACACAAGAGCCGAGATCGCACTGGCCTTATGGAGTTTATCAACCTTAAGCTTGGTGAGCCGTTCGTTGATAGCTTTGAACAAATTGATGAGCAATACATGCTACGTAGACGTGAATTCTATGATGCTGAATTACCTAATGGCGTTTTATTGCTTACCGCTGGCGTAGATACGCAGCCTGATCGTTTAGAAGCTGAGCTTGTTGGTTGGGGCGTGGGTAAAGAAAGCTGGGGTATTGAGTATCGAACCTTCATGGGTGATCCTGATCAGCCGCAAGTGTGGGAAGAATTAGACCAATGGCTACAAAAGCAATGGGCTTACAAGGATGGTAGAAAGCTTGGTATTGCCTGCACCATTATCGATTCAGCCGGTCACAACACAAGCGCCGTTTATAAGTTTTGTAAACCGCGTGAACCAAGGCGTGTGTTTGCTGGTATCGGTCGTGGTGGTCTAGGGCGTGAGATTGTAAGCAAGCCAACACGAAACAACCGTATGAAGTGCGCCTTGTTTACTGTTGCCGATGATACAGGCAAAATAACTGTGCTTTCTAATGTTCGTATAGAAGAAGCTGGCCCCGGTTACTGTCACTTCCCGCGTGGTGATTTTGGCTATACGGAGGAATATTTTAAAGGTCTGCTTTCCGAGAAGCGTAAAATCGTGATACGCGGCGGCCTAAAAAAGATAGAATGGGAGAAGATACACGAGCGGAACGAGCCGCTTGATTGCCGTAAATATGCTGTTGGGGCAATGGAAATCATAAACCCTGATTTTGATTGGTTGGCAGAAGATCAAAGCAGATTGAGCCTTTATGTTCCTAGTCAATCAAGCCAATGCAGAGCAAATAAAAAACGTAAAAGAGTAATAAGTCAGGGCGTAAATTAAAAAGTATTTGACTTTTTAAAACTATGCGTACACCATTTAACCAAATTTAAGGGGGAATTCAATGCCAGCTTGGACATTGGAACAGGCAAAACAACATTTAGCTTCATGGCTTGAAGCTGATGCCGCTTGCGCAACTGGTCAATCTTACAAGATTGGAACCCGATCACTTACTCGCGCTGATGTTTCTGAAATTGCAGAGCGCATTCGTTTCTGGAAGCGTGAAGTTGATAAACTTTCATCTGGCCGTAGAGGTGGTGTAAGAGTTATGCGCGTGGTGCCAAGAGACTTATGAACGTATTCGATAAGTTAAACCCTTTCTCACCACAGAATAAGCTTAACCGTGCTGTTGCGCGTAAAAAGCTTAACGCTATTACTAATTCTGGTTACTCGCATCATGGGGCCAGTAAATCAAAGAAATCATTATTGGGCTGGATAAGCAAAGGCTTATCACCTGATGAAGATATCGTTGAAAACCTTTCTACATTGCGCGAACGTTCCCGTGATCTTTATATGGGAACGCCAATTGCCACAGGCGCATTAAAAACCATTCGTACCAATGTTGTTGGTGCTGGCCTTAAGCTTAACCCACGTATTGACTATGAATTTCTAGGCATGACATTAGAGCAAGCCGAGGAATGGGAAAAGCAAGTTGAGCGTGAATGGAAACTATGGGCGAACTCTAAAGAGTGTGATGCAGCGCGTATGCTTACATTTGGTCAGATCCAGTCTGTAACGATGCTTTCTGTTCTCATGAGTGGTGATGTTTTTGCAATGTTGCCTGTTAAAGAGCGTAAAGGTAGCGTTTATGATTTGCGCGTTTCACTGATTGAAGGTGATCGTGTTGCAGATCCGAAGATGAAACCCGAGCTTCCAAAAGGTCAAAAGCTTTCTGGCGGTATTGTTACCGATAAGTATGGCGAAGCGTTGAAGTGCTACATTTACCCCGGTCATCCAGACAGCCGCAAAAACACGAATCAGAAACCAGTTTCTGTTGATATGTTTGGCAGGCAAACGGGAAGACCTAACGTTTTACACGTGGTTAGTGAAATTGAACGACCCGGACAATTACGCGGGGTTCCTTTACTTGCGCCAGTGATTGAAAGCCTTAAACAGCTTGGACGTTATACTGAAGCTGAACTTATGGCCGCAGTAGTAAGCGGAATGTTCACGGTTTTCATTAAATCAGAATCGCCAGAAAATCCGTTGCAGGGTGTTATTCCTGAAGAAGAACGCCTTGATGATATGGACGAAAGCAGCTATGAGCTAGGCAATGGCGCGATCATTGGTCTTGATAAAGACGAAAGCATTGAAACCGCTAACCCAGGCAGACCTAACACCGCCTTTGATGGTTTTGTTACTAGCATTTGCAGACAAATAGGTTCAGCGCTTGAAGTACCTTATGAACTACTGATAAAACATTTCACGGCTAGTTATTCAGCCAGCCGTGGCGCATTGCTTGAAGCGTGGAAAATGTTCCGTATGCGTAGACAGTGGTTGGTTGAATCTTTCTGTCAGCCTATCTATGAGGAATGGTTAGCAGAAGCCATTGCCAAAGGTCGCATTGCTGCACCTGGATTTTTCAATGATCCTACTGTTCGTGCAGCGTGGTCTGGATCTGAATGGTATGGCCCGACACAAGGCCAGCTTGATCCACTTAAAGAAGCAAATGCCGCTAAGGTTCGTGTAAATGAAGAATTTAGCACGCGAACCAGAGAAGCCGCTGAACTTACGGGCGAAGATTGGGATCGTGTTCACAAGTTGCGTACACGAGAAGAAAATAAACGCCGAGAAGATAACACTTATTTTGGTGATGCTGTTAAAGTAGCCGAGGTTATGGAGGGCGAACAAGATGCCTAAAGAGAATAAACCAAATAAAAAGTTTTGGTCTGTTGCCAATAACGGGCAAGATACCGCTGAATTACTCATTCACGGTGAAATAGCAGACGATTCGTGGTGGGATGAAGCAGGTAGTAAAGAATTTGCCGCTGATATGCTATCTTTACGCGGTAACCCGATTAAGGTGCGTATTAACTCACTTGGTGGTAGTTTGTTTGCTGGTCAGGCAATGTATGCCGCTATTAAGCAGCACGATAAGCATGTAACTACCTATATTGACGGTGTTGCAGCCTCAGCAGCTACGTTCCCAGCGATTGCTGGCGATACGGTTATCATGCCAGCCAATGCTATGTTTATGATCCACAATCCAAGCACTGGCGCATGGGGAAATTCTAACGACTTTAGAAAGGCCGCTGATGATTTAGATAAGATCCGTGAATCAATGGTTTCAGCTTACCAAGATAAAACGGGTTTAGAGCGTGATGAAATCATTAAAATGCTGGATGAGGAAGAATGGTTGACAGCTTCACGAGCCAAAGAACTTGGCTTTATTGATGAAATTGAAACCAGCATGAACATTTCCGCTTCATTATCTGGTAAAAACATGATAGTAAACGGTGTTGAATTTAGTATGGATCGTTTTAAAACAATCCCTACTTCATTAGTTCAGGCAGCGGCCACCAAGCCAAAGCCAGAAAAACCCCAAAAACCTAACGCTGGAACCGATAATGCGGCCAGCACAACGGAGGATGTTATGGACATCGAAACTTTGAAAGCCAAACATCCTGACCTGTATGCACAGGTTACGGATGCTGGCGTAAAAGCAGGCGTTGACCAAGAACGCAACCGAATCAAAGCTATTGAAGAAATGGCGATGCCCGGTCACGATGAAATGGTTAACAAAGCCAAGTTTGATTCAGGTATTTCAGCAGAAGCGCTTGCTGTTGAAATTGTTAAGGCTGAAAAACAGCGCGGTAAAAAGTTTCTTGATCAACGTGAAGAAGATGCTGATAATCTTAGCGATGTTGAGCAGGATGAGCCTGAAACCAATGTTAGCGCTAGCGCTGATGACGAAAAGCGTAATAAGTGGCGTGCAGCTGCAAAACGCGCTGGCCGTAAATCTTAAGGGGGATTTGAGAAATGGCTGAAACATTTAATTATGACAACCTGTTTGCTGGCAAAATTCAGCCAGTAGTGGCAGGCAGTGAAACGATTACTGGCGCAGCGTTAGCGCGTGGCACAATTCTTGGTTTAGTTACCGCTTCTGGTAAATGCGTTGCGGTTAATGATGCGCTTACCAACGGTGCAGAAAACGTTTATGCGGTTCTTGCTGAAGACGTAGACGCTTCAGGCGGTGACGTTGAAGCAGCGGTTTACTATACCGGTGAGTTTAATGAAACAGCAGTTGCTTTTGGTGGTGACGATACCGTTGCTGATCACAAGCAAGCCGCTCGAAATGTCGGGATCTTTTTCAAGCCCGTTGTATCAGCATAAAGGGGGATACTTAAATGCCTATCAGCATGTTTGAAACGCGGGAAATGATCCCGATGCTGGAAGAAGCAAAGCCAGCAAATACGTTTTTGAAGAATACGTTCTTCTCTAACGTTGTAACGCACGAAACAAAGTACGTTGATATTGATATCTGGCAAGGCAAGCGCCGTTTAGCGCCGTTTGTTAACCCTAATATCGGTTCAAAGACGGTTGAGCGTACTGGTTACAAAACAGAAACATACGAGCCACCACAAGTAGCGCCAGACATGGTTACTACCGCTGAAGATCTTCTTAAGCGTTCGCCTGGTGAAACCATTTATGGTGCAAAATCACCTGATGAGCGTGCAGCGGAACAGCTAACCAAAGACATGATGGAAATGGACAGCATGATCACGCGCCGTGAAGAGCAAATGTGTTCACAAGCGCTTTTCACTGGTCAGGTTCAGGTTGTTGGTGAAGGTGTTAACGATACTATTCAGTATTGGTCGCAGCTTGCCGCTAATGAGCAGCCGAAAGAAACGCTAGCTTCTGGCTCACGCTGGAACGAATCGGGCGCTGAAATTCTTAGCAACCTACGCGCATGGCGCAGAAAAGTTGTTCAGAACTCAGGTATTGCGCCAACTAATGCAATTCTTGGTGCTGAAGCAGCGGAAGAACTACTTGGTAACGATACCCTGCTTAAAATTCTTGATACACGCCGCATGGATGAGGGCATGTTATCACCAGAGTTTCAGGCAGACGGTGTTGTTTACTACGGCCGCTTAAAAGGTACTGGTCTTGACCTTTGGGGTTATGACGAGTGGTATCTTGATGCGAACGGTGAAGAACAGCCGATGGTTCCTACCAAGTCTGTTCTTGTGGGTAGCCCTAACGTTCGTACTTCAATGCTTTACGGTTGCGTAGTTGATCCGGTTGAAGGTTCTTTTGCTGCACC